TTTGTAGAACTGCGTAAAATTCAAATGGTTTTGAATAATCCAAAAAGCTCTTCTGTTCCATAATAAAATGGTTTCCGTGAGTTTTCGGATTAATATAACCTGCGTCATATTCAATAAGAATCCCCCTACCTGTATCGTTTGGTCCTAATATTTTCATTTCAAAAGTTTTATAATAAATATTAAACTTTTTCTATTTTTACCTTTTGTGGTTTTGAATTTCCATTTTTTGTCAAATAAAACTTGAAATACTCATTTCCAGTAAAAACATCAGAGTATATTTCTTTGGTTAAATTTTTAAGTGATTTTTTTAGTTTTGTGGATTTGAAGTCTATTGTTTCATTTAAGAATAGATTTATTTCTAAATTCATAAAAGATTTCTTTTTTAGTTGTAAACCGCTTGTTCTTAAATCTAAATCAACAATAAATTTATCGTCAAATAATGTTTTATCTAAATTTTCATAAACGGAGTGTTTAACTGCCCTATTCATATTAAGAACTAATCTTGTCCAATTTTCTACTTCTAATTTTGGTTCTACCCATGTTTGAATGTTTAAGTAAAGTGATTTGAATTCTTTTGAGTCAACTGTGCCATACAATACTTTTGATGTCCTAAAACCGTTGATTTTGGAGGTTTTTCCTTTTTTCATAATAATTTTTCATAACAATGATGTTTATTTTCTTGAAGTTTATGTAAATTTGGGATATATATCAATATAACAAAAAACTAACTAAATAATTTATGCTTATTGTAACAGTCAAAAAGAATGATATCGAACGTGCTTTAAAAGAACTTAAAAGTAAGGTTATTAAAACACGTCAAAATTCTAAACTAAATGAGAGGAGAGAGTATACAAAAAAATCTGTCCTTAAAAGACAGATTTTTAAAAAGGCTGAATATCTTCAGAAATTTAAATCACAAAATTAAATATTTTTATTTAACTCTTGTAGTTTGAAATAGTTGATACGGGAGAACTCTTCCGCGTTTACTTTATTTAATGTTTCATTAATACGTTGTAATGTTTCCGTATCACTCTCACTTTCTTTAAGTTCCTCTAATTTGTCTGTGACACTTTCTTTTATCACCTCAAATTTTAATTTTAATTTTTTTTCATCTTCAGATAAGATACTTTTAAGTTTTTTAGTGTCACTTTCATTTAATGAACCTAAAAAATCGTTTACAGTTTTGTTTGCAACATTAACTAATTGTTTTAGAGGTATCTTTTCTGAAATTTCAGTTACATCTGAAGGTTCTTGTTTTAAGTTTTCTAAAATTATTTTTTTACTTTTAATTTTATTTTCTAACGTAAGAACGTTTGTTGAAAATAGGTTATCTAAATTTTCATATTTGTTTTCAGTTTTAACGTCCGCTAACCAAAGGTTCACCTCATCAATCTGTTTTTTCGTTATTTTATTTACAGTATTTTCATATAACGTGATTGACTCGTTAATTAACTCGGTTCCTGTAGATTCGTTTAACGATTTTTTTGAGGATAGTTCGTCGTAAAGAAAAAACAATTTACTTAAATTTTTATTCTCCAAAACCAATTCCTTAAAAATAAACATATTTGGTTTAAATGTATCTCTTCCGTAAGATTCAGTTAGACATTTTTCCACCTTACTTTTTATTAATCCTATTTTCATAACTTTTTTAATATAAATATATTAATCTTTAAGTATTTTCAGTAATTCGTTTTCAATATCCCCCAAAGAAGAGTTTTTATACATAAAATCAATATCGTCACCTTCTAAAAGTAAATTTTCAAGCTTCTTTTTACTTTCAGGTAAACCACCTGGTTCTGGTGGTGGCGGTCCTGGAGGCGGTCCTGGAGGTGGTGCTCCTCCACCCATATCTAATCCACCTCCTTCAGGTGGTGGCGGTGCACCATCAGTTGCACCACTTACAGTTTTGTATAATCTATCAATAGTATCAAACATACCTGTATGTGTAATGACTGTCGCAGTATTTGCAAGTTCCGCGGCAACCGCTCTTTCCATTCTTTGTCTTTGTGTGTCAATTTTAATATCTTCATCAGAGAACCCAAAAATGTGTTTTTTAGCCCAAGTTGCTGATGTTGGTGCTAATGTATTTGGTATTTCTGTAACTAAATCTTTATAAAGTAATACTTTTTCCTTCCACACATCAACCATTAATAAATCCGCCTGTTTTGATGGATTATTAAGTCCTAATGTAAAATTTTGTAATTCATCCTCAAACCCTAACAAGAATAAATGAATAATTGCAATCTTATTCAATTCACCAAGCATATTTTTTTGGATTCTATTGATTGTTCTTGCAAAACGAATATCTAAAAGTGAAAGGTTTTTACCATCACCAACTGGTTCCTCAAACCCAAGATACGCTTTAGGGATACGAAGTGCTGTAACAAGTTTCTTTTGGATATACTCAATATCTGCTATTTCAGATAAGTTTTGAGCACCCGCTAAAGTCTCAATAGGCATAGTTGCCGCAGGATCTCTCACAGGGATAAAGTAATCTTGATCCACTGCCATTTGATTAAAACGTAAATCAACATTACCTGTTTTATTATCAACTATCTGATCTCTCTTAAATTTGTTTGCAACTCTTTGAACATATGGTTCAACATCCTTGTCATCCATATTACCAACAAACACTTTAAATACCCTTCTTTCAGGTGCCCTTGAAGTTCTATATATTAACATCGCATCTTCTGCCAATACAAGTTGTTTCCAAATCCTTCTTGCTTTTTCTAACATTGAGGTTCCGTATGGAAGTTTTCTATCATCACCCAACAATCTAAAGTGGGCAACTTCAAAAGTATTGAACTCCATATTCTTTTCTTTCCAATTGAATCTTAAACCTTTTTCATCTGTTTTGACTTCGGTATTTGGGCTTCTTGGTGTCATACCCCTTTCCATCCTCTCAATTTCAATGTTAGGTAATTGTACACCACCAATTATACCCTTTTCAGGATCCAATTTTAAATAAACAAAATTATCACCATACTTACAGGTGTTTCTAATCCACATCTGTAGATTGGTATTAATATCTAAAGTATTATTAAATAAGTCAGCTAAAATACCTTTTATTCTTTTTGATTCTGAATATATTTGAAGTATGTGCCCGTCTTCATTTGGTGTTGTAGATTCTTCAGCGTAGATATCAAGGGCTGTTGATATTTCAGGAGTAAACTCCATAGATTCATAATCATAAAACGCGGCTAATCTTGTTGGTTCATAATAAATTGCTTGAGTATATAGGTTGTTTTCAATCTTTGTCCATTGGTTTGCTAAAAATAAAGATTGTTGTGCTTGTAATTTTTCTTTCTCAAACTCGTTTCTATCTTTAGTTCTTAATAGCTCTTTTTTATCAAATCTATGTGTTGGCACATCCTGTCCTAATAATGAATTAGGACCAAATGTTTTTGACAGTCTTTGCCATACGGTTAATTGGTTTGTGTTTTGTTCCATATAAAAAAATTAATTTATAATTGTCAAATATAAATATTCATAAATTTTTAATTTATTATTCTTCATATTTTAAATACAAATCAGTCCCAACCTCTATGTAAACATCATTTGTGACAATAATTGCATCAATAATATTTTGAGTTGGTGTTGGGGTAGGTGTAGGACTAGGTGTTGGTGTAATACTTGTATTATATTCTCTTATTAAACTTTGGTCGGAACCTTTCTTATAATTAAACGACGTTTGGAACACTTTTACCGAGGATACTGGTAATCCAGGAACAATTAGTCTTGATCCATTAAATATTTTTCCCGATGTCGGTCTTCTCTCAAGTCCCATAATATATTATCTTTTCATTCCTCCGAATAACCATCCGTATTTTATGTATTCATCCTTTGATGGACCTGAATTCATTCTTTGTCTTTCAGAAAACATATGTGTGTTTGGTAATACAGGATCAAAATGAACTTGTTTACCTACAGAATCATTATTACTTACAGTCCACGATTCAATCATTATTTTAGTTTTCTCAACCACTTTTTCAAGTTTTTGAAACGATGATTCCCCAACATAAATTGCCATTGCTATTGACATGATTAAGTCATCATGTTGTCCTTTTTGGTGATCTGGTCTACCATTAACATATATGAAAGTATTCATTTCATTATACAAACGAACACTTTTAATTTTAAACTTGTGTCTTACATATTCCTCAAATGCCGCAATTATCTGAACTCTTTTGTTATTAAAGTTTATTCCTGGTATTTTATCTTGTGCCTTCGGGTTATAACTCCAAATATTTGTTGAGTCCACACCATCAATGTATAAATTTTTATACCCTAATTCTTGCATTTTTCTAACTGTAGTAATACCCATACCGCCAGTGATATCCACAACACAAAAAGCATTATACATTAACCCCCATTTATATGCAATTTCAGCCAATGAATCTGGTGGTATTTTACCAACATATTCAAAAACCTGTTCTCTTTCATCAAAATCAACTATTTGGATTGTTGAGAAATCTTCACTATCACCACGAGATACGTCAACACCCATAATATATTTGTGTCCTTCAATTGGTTCTTTCCATAACCACAATGAATTACCCATCATTTTATTTGGTGCGTCCTCCAATGTATTTTGTTTAATATAATCAAGTTGTTTACTATCAAATACGTTATCCCCTGAACCTAAAAATTCACAATTTAATTCCTGATTTATTTTTCTTTTGTCATACTTAAGTTTTTTAACCATTTTCTCATACCAAGTAGAACAAGGTTTGTAACCCTTTGAAAATAAATCACTTAATTCTTTATAATCTCTTTCATAGGGGTCGATATGTGCAAATGAAATATTTTTAGAAGTATCCTTTTCGTCTTTATTTAACAAATAATCAATTAAATCATCTGTTGGAACCAAAAACAAATCTTTTGCATATCTTGGATCCCTATACCAAAACATTTCAGAGATTTTGAAGTTATTCATTCCCTTTGTTGCTTGGTTGTATATCTCGTAATAAATTGGATCATACCCGTTTGGTGTTGACACAACGATTACTTTACCACCCGTAGATAGTGATGCCATACAAGCTGCCCAAAAGTCACTATCCGCTTCAATAAATGCCGCCTCATCAAATACAAGTATTGTGGGGGTAAATCCACGTAATGCATCTTTTGATGTTGCAACTGCTTTTACCTCTGAACCATTTGTTAATTTATAATGTTTTTGTGAGTTTTTATCAGCAGAAAACCCTGCACCAACCCATTTGGGCCATTGTTCAACAAACGCTCTAATCTTATTTGCCATCTCCATTGATGTATCAAGTTTGTTGGCAATAATTAGAATTTTTTCGGGACGTTCTTTTTTTGCAAAAACCAATCTTTTTGATACCCAAGCAGCAGTTACAGTTGATACACCTGCCTGTCTATATTTTAATGCTATATTTTCTTCGTAATCCTCATAGTCTTTGAGTAGTGAAACCTGATCTGGAAACAATTCTAATGGAACATATTTTGATACGGTATTATCGTATGTTTGTAGATATGTGCGAAGAGCATATGGTGTATCTCTCATACATTTAACAAACTCAAGCATCAATTGTTCTTTTGTGAAACTCATAAAATGATTTACATATAAATATCAAAACCCCCAATTATTTTCATAAAAGGGGGTTCATAGTAAAAAATATAAATTTATTATAATCCTAATCTTGTAAGAATGTCGTCATCTTCTTCATCCTCATCATAGTCGTCATCTTCTTCATCATCGTTAACTCTTTTGTATTCCGCTTTAGCTTTAGCAAAAATTTCCTCAAACTTTCTTGTTGCCTTACTATTATCTGATGCGTCATCAGAAATTACATTTGCAATAACGTCCTTTAAAAATTGTTCCGCAGGAATACTATAAAGAATTTGTTCAAAGTAAGGCATATATTTTTTCCCTTCAGCGTCTAATACCAATTCATCAGGAAGTAATGATCTTAACTTTCTTACAACCTCAGCACCCACTCTAAAATTCATTGGTTCGTTTGACATTGTATCTGTTTGTGAAATAACTTGTGTTGCCATTTCAGGATCAACATCTTTCCATTGAGCACGTGCCGTAACCATTGAAAATGCTTTAAATAATTCGTGAAGTAAAACAGGAAATATTAGTCCATTGGCAAAATAAGTGTCATTTGGCATTTCCTCTTCTCCACCATCCTCTTCTTCTTCGTCTTCATCCGAATCTACTTTACCTGCAGAACCTGCGGCATTACCACCAAGAGCCTCAATTAAATCTTCATCCGTAAAATACATCAAATCGTTTGCACCCATAATTTTATTGTAAAGCGGATAAAGAGCCGGATCAATTACATCCAATCTATCCTTAAACATTTGGTAAGCAAATTGTCCTCTTTTACCCTTACCCATTATTAATGCATTGATTACATTACGTTTTTCTATTTCTAACTGTTTTTGTTCTTCAGGGGTTAATTCATCAATATCAAATGAAAAATTCTTTGGTAATGGTAGTTTCTCATTTTTTTGTGGTTTCATTTGAAACTGATTCGGATCTATTCTTTGTTCACCTAAAAAAGTTAACATATTAACAAAATCAAATTGGTATACTACTCCGCCCATTTTTCTTTCCTTAACAACTAACCCTTCACCTATTGCTTCCTCCATAGTTTTAGAATAAGGCATCCATCCTTCTTCTTTAGCTGCAATTTCAACCGCCA